AATTCAGAGGCCATAGATACTGGCATAAATATACTGATGCTCAAATTGAGAGCCTTAGACTATTGCTAATTCATGTTGGTAAAATATATCCAAAGATTGATATCCTTGCAGGAATTCCACAATTACTAAAAGACGGAGTTTCTCCTAAAGATGCATTTGAATTTAAAAGTTCAGTATATAACGGAAAGGAAAAAGGAGTATGGACTCATACAACAGTTAGAAAGGATAAATTCGACTGTTTCCCACAACCTGAGCTTGTAGAAATGTTAAAGAATCTATAAAACCCGTATAACCTTTAATAGTAGAATACTACATGGAAGAATACGATAACTTAGACGAATTTTTAAATGATGCACCTGCTAAAGCTAAGGATCCCTTAGAAGATATGTGTGCTAAACATAGTAAAACTCGTGCCACTATTTCAAGTGAGATCAGAGAATCTATAGATTTAATGAGAACCGGGATGACCGGACTTAAAGAAGTTCAAGTTAAGATGCTATCAATGCGTCAACGATTATTGGAAGATAGTCACATACTAATTGAAAATCTATCATCTGTTAAAAAGGCATATCGAAATGCTAGAAGTAAACAGATGGAAGACCTATCAACTAATATGCAGCAACGATATCAATATAACGAAAAGACTGTAATAATTGATGGCAAGACTGCTAGTATAAAAGAAGTAGTAGACACTCTTGAAAATCAAATTTCATTCTTCGTAGATTCCATTAAAACTGTCGACAACGTATTATTTGGTATTAAAACCAGAGTTGAGATAGAAAAAACATTAGGTATGTAAATGTTACAATTCGGTATAACCGACGACAATAAAAATCTTAAAATCACATCTTATTCTCTTTCATCTGAGAGAGATTATATTTATAGCTTCTTTAAAAAGAAGTCAAAGGATGCTGCCTTTAATCAATCTGTTGAAAACGGAACATGGGATGGTATGGACCATTTTATGACAAAGGAATTTACTATTCCTATTGGATTATGGAGGGAAGTATCTGAATTTAGTAAGGTATATAATATCCCAGCTAAAGTCGAAGGAATTAAAACTCAACTAGATCTAGAAATAAATCGACACAATTATGAAAAATTTGTCAATGCCCTATATAAAGGTATTGTTACTGACAAAGGTGAGCCATTCTATCCAAGGGATTACCAATACGAAGGAGCGTTTAGAGCACTTAAGTATAGATTTTGCTGTGAGGAGCTCGCAACATCGAGTGGTAAGACATCTATATTCTATACTTATAATTCTTACCTAAAATTCATAGGTAAGGTTGGAAAAGGAAAGAAAGCGTTGCTTATCGTTCCTAACGTAAGTCTTGTGAATCAAACTGCGAAGGCGTTTAAACAATTTTCAAATGGATTAGTTGATTGGGATATCCATACAGTAGGTGGAAAGAAAGGAGAATTCGACCAGGCTAAATTTGATAAATGTGATATGTTAATCACTACGTATCAGAGCATGTTAAATATAGTTCCTAAATGTTTAGAGAATAAACTTGAGAATTTAATAATGAAGAGTATTAAGAAGGGCGAAGAGGAAAAGCGTCAATCTGATATAATGAACATTAAACGTAAATTGGCAAACGCTAGAATAATGGACATATGCTCAGATTTTTCAGTCGTATGTGTAGATGAGTGCTTGCATCCAGATACAATGATTACTAAATCAAATGGAGATATTGTAAAAATATCAGATATACAAGAAGGGGATATTGTAAAAACTACAAATGATAATACTCTTGAATTTGAAGACCGAGAAGTAGATTTTGTGCATATTAATTTATCAAAGAATAATCAAATGTATGAATTGGAGTTAGATAATGGTGAAACTATCAAAATCACCGGAAATCACAAAGTAAAATTAACGTCCGGAGAATATAAAAGAGTTGATCTATTAACGCTAGACGATGACATTCTTTCAATATATGATTAATTATTATGCGTCTTTTATAAATAAAATAAAGTGACATAAGTGATGAGCAATTTGGAATTGTATGAATATATAAAAGATAATAGAAAACATTTCATAATGATGAACCAGTTTAAATGTAAAGATGATAAGTACATATATTGGTTAAATAAAGAAAACATACATTTGCCTATATCTAATGTAACAGAGCAAAATATATTTGATTATTTACTAGATAATACCGGTAAATATTGTATATGTGGAACTGAAAATAGATTCCAGAATTTTGGACAAGGATATCAAAAATTCTGTTCTAAAAGGTGTTTATATGAATGGAGATCTAATAATATGATAGGTGATAATAATAATAGTCATAAAATGACAGATGAATCCCGAAAGAATGCACTATTAAAGCAGTCCAAAACAATGAAAGCTAAAATAGCTAGAGGAGAATGGACTCCTAATGTTACAAACAGTTGGGCTAAATCAAGATGTAAAGTCAACATTAATCAGAATGGAAAAGATATAATAGTTAAATGTCGATCAAGTTGGGATGCTTACTTTCAACTATATAATCCTAATTTATTATATGAAAAGATAAGAGTTCCATATTTTATAGATGGAGAATTCAATAATTATATAATAGATTTTGTTGATATTAACAATAAGATAATATATGAAATTAAACCTGATAATTTAAAAGATACCATCCTTAATAAAATTAAATTTAAAGCGGCTAAAGATTGGGCAAAATTAAATGAATTTGAATTTAGAGTTATTTCAAATAAATGGTTTAAAGATAATTATAATGATAAATTATTAGAAAACCAGATTGAAAAAGATAAGTTAAAAAGATTATTAAAACAATTCTATGAAAATTAAATCAATTCGTAAAATAGATTATTCAGGCGATGTATATAATCTTAGAATAAAATCAGACGATGGGTTAAACCATAACTATATTGCTAATGGAATAAATGTATCAAATTGTCATAAAGCAAGAGGAAATTCAATCGGTGATATACTTGAATCGTGCGTGAACTGGGAATATAAACTTGGATTATCTGGAACTATGAAAATCGATTTAGAATATTCAGACTTCTATACGATGCAAGAGAGAACTGGCCCACTTGTCATGACACTAAGTGCTAAGTTCCTAATGGATAATGATTATTCTCCAGATATTAAAATCAAGCAAGTATTCTTAGAATATGATGATGCTAATCCAACTGTTGCTGAATATCTTAGAATTCAAACTAATAAGGAACTTCGTAAAAAGGTAAAAGATCAATTTCGTAAACCTGAAGAATTCGGTAAACGTATGCTTGAAATTGAGAAGGGAATTATATTTGAAAGTGAGGAACGACTTGACTTTATAAGTAAATTAGTATCTAAGTTCGGTAAAAACACCCTTGTCCTATTCTCAGATGTAAAGAATGAATATGGATTGAGAATCCAGGAGAAACTTAAGGAATGGAATGATAATACATTCTATATTGATGGAAGTGTAGAAAATACAGATCGTGAAGAATATAAAGATATTACAGAATATCCTGGTAGATTTACTATTTTAGAATTTGGAGATATTATCGTGAAAGTTAATCAATACAAGAGAGTTAAATTAACAGACAAATCTATTAAATTAGCAAGAGATATAACTAAAGAGGATGATGTGTCAGATTTATGGATTGAAGAGAATAAATAACTAAAATAACTCTTTCGACATGTATACATCTAAAGAAAAATTAATACAAATATTTGAATCTAAATTGGGTATTCCGGATTCAATTGATCACTTATGCGAATACATTGATTTCTTACTATCATATAAAATAACAAATGCTGAATTGTATTGTGAAAATCATCATATATTGCCGTCAGCTACATTCAGCAAATATTCCAAATGTGGTTGGAATATATTAGCGCTTGAATATAAAGATCATATATTTGCACATGAATTACTATTTAAAGCATATAATATAAGAAAAAATCAACGTCCATTACAATTTATGAAGAGCCAAGTCTCAAAGGAGTCAGGTTTAATATCAAACGCAGCAACGAAAGGATGGATTAATCTTAAAAATGATTATGAAAAATATAATAAATGGAGAAGTGATAAATCGGAGTATATGAAATCACTATCATCAGAAGAACAAAGCCGTAGATCTAAAAAAGGATGGGACAATTTAACTAAAACTGAATATGAAAAACGTTGTAAAATAAATAAAGATAATTGGACGAAAGAGCGGAAGATTAATAAAAGTAAACAGATGAAGAATTACTTTAAAAATAATCCAGATGAAATATCTGCTAGAAATAAAAAACGATGGGATAATATAAGTGATGCAGATTTAGAATCATTTAAAAATAAAATGAATGTGATTAATACAGATCCGCAAAAAAGAAAAAGAGCAGGTGAAACTATTAAGAATAAATGGAAAGATCACGAGTTTAAAGAAAAAATGAAGAGTCGAAATGTACACACAGATATATATGAAGCAATTTCCCCAGATGGAGAAATGATTAGACGTGAAGGTATGATATCTATGATCAACGAATTTAATTTTTCACCATACCTAGTTAGAAAGTTTAAAAACACTGGAAATATAGTCACATCTAATAATACTAAAAATCAACATGTTCTTAATACTGTAGGTTGGACGTTTAAAAAAATAAATTAATTATGAAACCTAATAACATAACTAATATAGAGGAGGAAGCGGAGGCAGCGATTATCGTTGCCTCCTATTGACGGAACATTTGCAACTGGGATCGACCTCAAGAACGTTCATCACATTGTGTTTGTTGAATCTACCAAAGCTGAGATTACAATTAGACAGGCAGTTGGTAGAGGAATGAGATTCCTTATTGGAAAAAACGTTGTTGTAATTTGGGATATTATTGACGACTTAAAGGGATATTCAGTTAGGCATTCTAATGACAGACTTGAAATATACAAAAGTCAAGAATTTGAAATACTTGGAAGTAAAAGAGTAAAGCTAACAAATTTTACTAAGTAGCTTTACTCTATCCATAATTATCCTTGACCATTTAGATCTTCAGCTTTTTCTATTCTTTCAAATACTTTAATAATCTTCTTAATTATTGGATGTCTAACTACATCATCTTCGGTAAGTTCAACACATCCCATTTCTTCAATTCCATGAAAATGTTCGATCAATAATTCAAGAGCACTTTTGTGGCGTTTATTAACTGATTTCTGTTTAACATCACCTAAAAATATGATTTTAGTATTTTGACCAATCCTAGTCATTAAGGTTCTTAAATTATCTTTTGATATTTGTTGAGCTTCATCTATTATAACAATAGAGTCATCTAGAGTAACACCAAGAGCAAACTTAATAGGTAAGATATCTATTATTCCATTAGTTCTTAGAGATGTACAGGCAACCTTTCCGATTATCTTTTCAAAGTTACTAATGAAAGGGTACATATACATCTCCATCTTCTCCTCCATTGTTCCTTTTAGATAACCAATCTCCTCGTCCTTAGGAACATTTACTGATTTAATCAAAGTAATCTTTTTATATGTTCCCGGATTATCCTTTACAAATTTTAAAGCTTTAGCACATGCTAAATAAGTTTTACCTGTACCTGGAGGTCCAATCACAATACTAATATCTTTCTCATCAATCATCTGTATTACTTCTTTCTGTTTCTGACCTCTGCATTTAATGTTAATTCCTTTGTCTATCATATTTTGAGTTTTTGTGTTTTTTCTTTCTTCTTCCCATTGTGCGATTTCCTCTTCTATGTCGTCTTCGCCATACTTCCTTTTTGCCATTGGATTTGATTTTTTTAGTGAATCTTTTTGGCAATTACTATTCCTAGTAACACCTTGATGTGGTGCAGATGTATATCATAATATGATTTGATACATTCTTGTGTAGGTTCATCATATTGATCATAGTCTACTGTTTTAAACATTGATTTGATTTTTTTTAGATTTTTATCATCTATCATTAGATCATTGGCTTTTAATAATGCATCTAATAATCCGTTAAATGATTTTCCAGCAACTAAGCTAGATCCTATCTTCTTTAGGAATTTTTCTCCACTCTTAATCATTGATATTTTTTCAACAATTGACTCACTATCTAATCCTCTATCTAAATCTTCTCTAACCGAGTCTAGTTTTTTGATATGATCAATATTTTCTGAAATAAAAATGATGTCGTATGTATAAAACGAAAGAGTAACTTTAGTATATTTACCTGTATAATTAAAGTTGACAAATTCAGGTTTTACAAAGCTACTTGCGGCATTTATTATAATCGGATCTATGCCTGACGTTGAATAGTCGTCAATTACATCTAGTCCCATTGTATAATCTGAGAACGGAAATGCCACTAGGTATGGGAATTCTTCAAATACAGCAAGTTCTCCCGTGAGTTGATCTATGTGATCTTCCATATAAAACCTTCTTTTAATTATTTATATAAGATATAACAAAATATAACTTGAGAATATGGAAGATAACGCGAAAAAAATCAAGCAATTGAGCCTGCGACAAGGAGCGATTAAGATTCTTATTAATTCTATATACGGAGCCTTTGGAAATAAATGGTTTTATTTTTATAACCCAGATATTGCACAATCGATTACTCTCCAGGGGCAAGATATGATTAAATTTGCGAACAAAGCAATTGACTTCTATTTTAAAAACAAATGGCACCTCGATACTGAGTTACACGAAATACTTGGATTTTCAGATAGGACAATTAATGCAATAGATCCTAATGAAATCATTGCGATCTATACAGATACCGATTCGACGTACGTAAATTTTGAACCTGCTTTGAAATCAATAGAGGGTCTGGATTTAACTGAAGACGAATTCATGAGAGTATGTATTGAGATTGATAAGCATCGAATTAAACAATTCTACGATACCGCATTTGAAAAGTGGTCAGCTAGATTCAACACAGTTAATCGTCAAACATTTAAATTAGAACTTATCGCAACTAATGCAGTTTGGATTAAGAAGAAAAATTATGTACTTAAAGTAGCATATGAACCTAATCCAAATGAGGAACTTTATCCAGAAGACGAAAGATATCTTTTGATTAAGGGTCTTGAGCCAATTAAAGCATCTTATCCGATATGGGCAAGAGATCATCAAACCGAATTCATTAAATTCTTCCTACTAAATGGTGTTAATGTAGATTTAGAAAAAGATTTAATACCATTGATCGAAGAAGTTAAAGAAGAATTTTTAACACTTCACCCTGATGAATTCTCTCAGAGTTTTAACTTAAGGCAATATGATAAGTACGTGCAGAGTGAAGTTAAATGTACACTTCAAAAGGGAGCAGCTAATGGACCCAAGGCAGTAATGCATCATAATCACTTAATACTTAAGAATGAGTTAGAAGGGAGATATCCTAGGATTAGACAGGGAAGTAAATATCAAATGTTGTACTGTAAACCTAACGAATTTGGAATAGATTTATTCGCATATAATCCAGGACAATATCCAGACGAAATTATTCCGGAATTAGATCTAGATCAACAGTTCTTTATTCTTATTGTTGAACCAATTAATAGAATATTAAAAGCGATCGGTCTACCTACAATAGATGTTAAGCTTAAGAGATCTATCGTATTTAAAACGTCAGTGACTAAGACTCCAATGACGCGTGATCAACTTTATCCTCTTCATGTGATATGTGAAGAGACTTTAGAGCATGCAGAAGTTCCAGAGAAATTCTGGAAGATTATTGAAAATCCTGAATTAGAT